TGCCAGCGGTCCAGGATGATGTCCTGATCCTCGTCAGCAGCAATAATCGGGCTGATGTATTCCTCGAACCAATGACTGTGGCGTGGAATTCCAGCGTGCATGAGAATACCGCCTTGAGTCTTCTGGAGCCATTCGGCATGAGACGTCTTGCCTGTGCCGTCGACTCCTTCAATGATGGTAATCATGCGCAATCCTTTGGGAAACCCTCGTCGTACTCGCAACCTTCTGACACGGAGCACATGACTCCCGAGTCGTCAAAAGCTCGCTTGCACTCTGGACATTTGCCCCAGACGCCGTCGTATCCTTGATCCTGGCGGATCATGTTTCGGTCGGCCTTTTCCATATACCGCTCCTGGACTTCTTCGGCGGTAGCGCCAGCGGCCAAGAACAGGTTGACCAAGAAGTGCATCACGTCAATAAGCTCGCCGACGTAGGCGTCGCGATTCAGGTGTCGACTTGTCGCCCATGGCTTCCAGCCGACTTCGGCTAGAGCTTCGTGCAATTCGTCCGTTGCTGCTAAAACCATGTCCCGAATGAACTGGTTTCTGGTCTCATCGTCCATGCGGTGCGGATCTATACCGAAAGACTCCCGCTGAAGCTGAGACTGGCGCATAAAAATTAGGTCAAGCATTGTTCCCCCTCGAGATGTGAGTTACTTCTATGTCTAGTTGTGAAGCTATGTTGTCAAGCAGATCCTCTGGATAGACTTGAGGATCTATAGGAACACCGAAGAACACCCGGCGAATCCCGTGAGCAGCAATGAGAGGCAAACATGCCTGACATGGCCGATGCGTTACTGCCAACAGTCCGCCGCGGGTATCCTGAGGCGTGCAGTAGCGAAGCGCGTTGACTTCAGCATGGATCACGAACGGGCGACGTGCTTCCCGATCATCCCAGTCAATCTGAACACCCGATGGTGCGCCATTGTAGCCAATGCCAGCGACAGAATTATCTGGTCGCAGAACAACAGCTCCCACTTGGAACCATGGATCTTCACTTCGACTCGCTGCAGTATCCGCCAACATCAGGGCATATTCATGCCATTCAGGGCGAAATCTCATACGCTGACCAGAATCTCAAGCTCTCCGTCATCATGGACAGCAACTTGATATCGGCACGATTTGCACTCATATCGTGTTTCAAGATATTGGCGAGAACGCCATTCAACCATATCAACGCCACAATGTTTCATCGGTTTGACCTGCCCCTGCCATCAGCGGATCGGACAATTTGCTGAACGCGACTGACGGAAATATCCAAAACGTCAGCGATTTCAGCGTATGTCCATCCTTCAGCACGCGCCGTGTTGATGATGCCAAGGAAATTCTTGCGATTTTCCTCAGCAGTTTTTGCATGATTATGCATCTCGCGATGCCAAATCTTTAGCTGATCCTCAATTTCTTCGTCGTTCATCGGCGATACTGCGCTTCTGGAACTGACAATTCCATTTTGCTAGCAATTCGACGACGCGCATCGCGCAGTGCGTCTTTTGACGTGCCGTGATAATTCGTGAACTGACCGACGTATTCCATAGCGTGAGGCAATTCGCCCTTGTAAATATCGACTTGCCATGCCTTTGGTGCGCATTCGCCAGGACGATTGACTTTTATGGTGTACAAAGTCTGATCCAGAACAGCTGTGTGTGTTGCCATTTTCCCCTTCTTTCAACGAGCCAGGCGGCCCGATGGGAGAAGTCTACCCCACGGGAATAGGCAAAAATGGCCAAAAAACACCCTAAAAATAAAAAAAATTGGCCCTAATTTAGGGCCTAAAACTGCATACCTATCTACTCCAGGGGGGTAGTATTCTCTATATCGGAGCGGCCCCGCCCCGAAGAATCAGGAGCAAGAAATGAAAGAACGTTTATGGATCGGAACGCAAGGCGAAATTACTTGCGAGGAGCACGCTGGATTTTTATTGAAGTCAGCTATTCAAGCTGATCCTGAAACATGGCATCATGAAACTGAACTTGATTGGTGGATTCGCTATAACAGCGGAGAATATAAGTGTGAAACTTGCGTACAAGTCGAGCGCAAAGCGCTTGCAGCAGCGAAATAAGGAGCGACAAATGACTGTTTATCAAGAAATTATTGCAAACGGCTTGAACGTTGATGCTGACACTGCTGAGAGTGTTCGCGATTTTATTTGCAAGTATTTTGATTTCGAGTGGTGTTCTGCAACGATTTTAGACATTGTAAGAGTCGCTAAATACGCCAAAAAAATGATGGACGATGATGTTTTCTCACAGATTGGCGCATAATGAAACGCGAGATTATTGAGAAAATTGCCAAACTCGAGCGCGAGATTCGCGAACTTCGAGGTTTTCCGTCCATGCAATTCCGTAAAAGAATGGAAATTGAAGCTCTTCAGGATCAGTATCGAAAGTTAGGAGACGAATAAATGCTCAGTCCTTTAGGATCATGGCTGATGTGGTTCACCATCAGCGGCTTAATTATCGCATTCTTGAAAGAGAGTCTATAAAAAAATAAAGCCGTCCATAGCGCTAGCAGAAGGGGTTGCTAGTTCTATGGACGGCTTTTTACTATTTTTCGGTGGCTAGTTCTCCACCCAAACCCATATACGCGGCGGCGTCAATCCATCCGTCAACCTTTTCCGGTGTCTGGACGAGACGTGCGACTTTCACTTGATTCATGCACAGAGCTACTTGATGCTCCGAAACCTCTATGCCAAGCACAACGCTCCATAGCGCTGCAATGCGGCGGAAGTTATCCTGAGGAGTTCCGTACTCTTGCTCTCGATCGTTGTACGTCAGCCGAGTGGCTTCATCCAGGATCTGCTTGCGGTTCATCTTTGCCCCCTTGTCGTCTTTTGCGCCCTTGGCTAAATTACAAGGAGCGCACAAAGCTTGTAAATTCTCTTCGTCGTTTGTTCCGCCTTTTGACAGCGGGATTACGTGGTCAATGTGAGGTTCAACCTCAAAAAGACTTGCGCCGCAGTGCTGGCACGTGAAGCCCGATTTAGCAAGAACCCGCAGGCGGATCGTCTGTGGAAACGAAATCCTACCTACGGGTTTCTGCTCTCGGGTACTTTTAACAAGTGCTCGAATGTCCGACCGTAGTGACATAGACTACTTCCGGCATCGGCAACCATTATGCTGACCGCGTTTGCGGTGCTTGATAATGTTGGCAGGTTTGGCGTCATATCCGTGCTCATTCAAGAGACGAGAAATAGCTGCCGCTGCGATGTCGCGGTTGTCCACGAGTTCGAGCAGAGCTTTTCGATCTTCTGAGTTCAGATCCTCAAGAATGCGCGAAACCTTGCAATGATAACCTTGCTGGATTGGCGGATTCTTAAGAAACGCGTCAATTGCGTCTTTTAAGCCCATGAAACTATGCCGCTTTTGCCTTAAGCTTTTGGTAAATAGCTTCGACTACTGGCTGTCCCACCGCAATCAAGGCTGCCCAAGCAACCTTCTTGATGCTGTGATTTCCGGTCTGATAAATACCGACCGCAGTGACCACGAGCGCATAGATGTAATGCTTGACAAGATTCTTAGTCTTTGCTGAGATCTTCATTGTTGCCCTTTCTAGGCGACGGTGCTGAAATAATACTAGAGCGATGCGAGAAAGCTCGTGAGTGGGAAGTTCACTCCAGGATCAACATGACCGCCAATCACCTTGTGAGCAATAGTGATGTCGTGGTGAGTGCAAAATCCCTTTGTCTTACCGTCCAGGATTTCCTGAGTGGTCAGATGATGCGCTGGGATGCTGTACTTCGCCATCAGAGTCTTGCATAATGCCGTAGCTTGAGCAAGGACGCCCCGGGAATACGGGTTGGCCCACTGGGCGACCGTGAACCCGGCTTGTCCGGTGAGTTCGATGCCGATGGACTCAACATTGCGCTCGTAGACATCGCAGTGCCAGGCGACATCGGCATCGTCCACGCTCTGAACAACCTGAGCTGAGTCAACCATGTAATGCGCCGAGGCTTGAGGAGCAGCAGGACCTGCAAACCACTGGGCCAAGTGTTGTGCTTGGCCCGGAAGTTGCTGATTCTCTGCTGAATGAAGAACGATGATCCGGATGGGCTTGCGCTGTCCTGATCCTGGAGTGTAATGCTTTGCAGTCGTTGTCACTGGTAAATCAACCTTTCTGCAAGGTCTCCTGGCGTAACCAGAAAGTCCTCTTTCTCAAACAGCGGTAATCCAGCCTTGCGGTAGCACTCAGCCACCAACTCGGAGCAGATATAGCCGTTCTTGGTGGATAAATAACGCATCAACCGCGTGTTGGCAAGGATTTTCAAGCCAAGGATACGGAAAGCAAGATCGGCAATGACAAAAAAACCGTACGGCTTGCCGATGATTTGGCGCGCTTGGGCAACAATAATCAAGCGCTGCTGGTCGCTGAGAACCTCGTGTTGGTTCCACGCGACATAAGGATACTTGGACAGCGGACTGATTTCGACGCCTTTTGGATTAGCTTCGATAATCTGGTCGCTGCCAATATAGATAAAGGTGTGATTCCAACGGGAGAGAGTGCCGATGCGGATCAGCTTACCCATCAACCCGTTGGTCTTCACACAACCGTAGTCTCCCGGACGAGGCTTAAAGGTTGTCGTCATCTATGGTGTCCAGAATGTGCTCAAGGTTTTCTGTTTGCTGGCGCTCCAACTTGCGGATTTCGCGCAGGATCAAGGCGTCACGAGTCGTTTGACCGATCATGGCAATACCGATCACCAATTCAACGGTAACCGCCAACCAAGAGGCAAGGTTCATCCACTTGATATAGGCTGAGGTGTCGCCAAACCAGCTAGGACGGATCCACCAAACAATGGTGACCGTCGTCCAGAGAATGACAAAGTACCAAGTACGGATCAAGTTCTGAACCATCCAGGAAATTTGCTCGCTGAATGTCAGGCTATCGCCAGTCTTGGGATGCGTGAATTTCTTCTTAAACATCAGAGCCTCGCTTTCGACGAATGCCCCTTTTGCTGGTATTTTCAGTCTTAATGATGTATGTGATTACCCGATGAAAAATCCACCAGATAACGCCCCCGATTGCCCCGATTGAGAATGTAAATCCATAAAGGATATTTGCCCAGTCTGACCAGTCGTTAAGTGTTATTTAATTGTTCCTTACTATTGAGGTTTATCCCCTGCCTCTATTTTACCAAGTAATAACTTTAATGTGATGTTTTCCTGAACCAATTCTCCTATGAGTTGTCTGAGACTTGCAATAATCTCGTCGCTGCTCACTTGTGGCATTACTTAGATTCCAATGTGGCAACACGAGCAGTTAATTCCTGAACAGCTTTGACCAATGGTGCTATGAAATAATCATAAACAAGGCCTTGACGAGATTCTGAATCTGTTGGGTCGTCCATAGTCCAACCAGCGAAATCAAGGTCAGGATTGTCTACCAAGCCCTCGAGCGCTGCCTTGACTTCTTGTGCGATGAATCCATAATGGCGTCGTGTGCCAGCGATAGGAGTTGCAACCGTTTCGCCTTTGTCGTCAATAGTTGTTTTGACATTTCCAACGTTCATCTTAAATGACACTGGATTGAGCTTGCTGATGAAATTCAAGCCGAGAGCGGCTGGCTGAATATCATTCTTGACTCGTTGGTCCGAGGTGTTAATTGCGGAGTGTGCGGAATAAATATAATTCCAACGAAAAGAACTTGAACCTATTGAATAAGCTGCGTCAATGCCTGAGCCAGTGCTATCTCCGGGAACGATATGTCCCTGCGATACCCATCCAGCACTTGAAGAAACCGATGCACCACGAAGATAAGATCCAGTTGAATTGCCCGATGCCAGACCTGCTTGCGCTCCTATTGCGCGATCCGTAATAAGTGCATAAGAGCTAGCAGAACTGTTTGGATATAGGGCTGTCGTTGCCCCTGAGTTTGTGATGTAACCGTTGGTCGTAAATTGCCATCCAGACGATGAATTCCCAATCCAGCCAGAGGTTGCTTGAATTGTCCCGGTAATTGTGGCGCTAGAAGCCGTCAATGCGCCAGCGGAAGTGACGTGAAATGTGCCAGATCCGTTGTTATATTCAATCGAGCTAATGGTTCCGCTAGTGATTTTGCCAGCGTCTAGGTTAGCGATGACGGAACTGGTGATTGGTGAGGAAACCCATGATGAGCCGTTCCATGCCCACTGGCCGATAATGTTGCCGCTTAGGTATTGCCACCAGATGTCTCCGGTATTTGTGCCAGAACCAGAAGGAGTGCTTGACGAGTAGGTAATTTTATTTTTGCCGTTGGCTGATGTTTGTGCGGAATTTGCAGTTGAGAGGGCTGTTGAAGCATCTGAAGCGGCCGTGGAAATTGCAGTGTCTTGAACGTCTGCCCAAGTGCTTCCATCCCAACGGTGTTGCTTGTTTCCGTTGCTGATGTCGAACCATATGTCGCCAATGGCGCTCGCTGTTGGTGTCGGATTAGCGTAGAAGGTGGTCGTTGTCTGGACCGTAGCGATACCGCCGGCATCAGTGTCAAAATCGGTTGATACGTACCACGTCGACTCTGGGATGGGCGTATTAGTAATCTGCGGTGCTATTGGCATCTTTTACCCCTTAGATGGTGATTGAGTACGGATTCATCGGTGACGTGTTAATTTCTACGCGCCATGATGTTGGAGTAATACTGTGATTAAAGCCTTCAACAACGCAATACAGCTCAAGGGTTCTGCCGTCAACCGTGGTTCGTTCAACGGTTACTTGGTCGCCGATCTCCAGGGCAAGAAAATCAGGATACAAAGCGCCCAGGGCAAATGCAGAGAACTGCACGGATTGAACGAGGGGCTGGGGATTGTGATCCTTAAATGACAGATACTTAGCCAATTCGTCGGCGTCGCTGTCGTTGAGGATTGGAGCGTTAACGGTTATGGTCTTGAGGCCGAACGCAGTAGTAGAAGGTAAATGGCGGAAACGTCGCTGTGTTGCACCGTCCCGCTGAATAATAGCTTCGTTGACGACTTGATACGTGCCAGGAGTTGTCTCCAGAACGTCGTATTCAATGGTGCCATCAGCGCGAGAGTCAGACAAGAGAAGACGTGTCGGACGGTTGAACTTGTCGGATAATGGCAAGAACGTAGCTGTACCATCGCGGCTGATATAGAAACGACCCGCCTCGCATGAGACCGCTTGTTCGATGAGCAATTGAAGGGTTGAAGCTTGAGTTGTTGCTTGCATCTGCACTGATCCGGTAAGGCTGCGAGAATCAACCCAGTTGGCGTAGTCAAGCATGCGACCTACGCGCGAAGCGGTTGTCTCGCCAGAGTGCCCTGCCGGAGACAATGCCTGGGCGTACATTTTGGACAAAAGGGCAATGCCGTCTGTAAAGGTCATGGTTGCCGTTGGTGAGAAACCCTGATCCACGAGGTTGGTCTCAAGGTATCCAACAAAAAGGTAGTACCCGACAGTCTGCCACGTGGCAATAATGCGCGTCTTCAGTCCCGCCTGTAGCTTATTAACGCCAGAGACAACGTACGGAGAGCCCGAACCGGTGTACTCAGGATCATAGTAACCACTGAAATTATCAAGAACAATGGTGGCATGACCGGGGTCGTTTTTCTGATCCGCTCGGGTGCGTCCACGGGTAAGACTGAGTTCACGGAGATCGGCAATGTTAACCCGGACCCAAGAACCGTTGATATAGAACTCAACAGCAATGGTTGGACCTACGGTTGAACCATCAAGAAATGACGTCATATTACAGTCCTAAGGCGGAGATAGGTGCACCCTTGCGGCGCAGAAGCTGAGCCATCTCGTTGCGTACCTGGAGAACCAGATCCTTCTGGGCAATAACTGAGCCCTGGACGTTGATTGTCACATTCATCCCCTGTCCCATCCCTGTTTTGCTCAAAGGTACAACTGCTTCAGGACCAGCTTCGCCAATTAAGGCAACAGTCGGCGTGCTTACCACTCCGCCTTCAGCAAGGTGAGGGATCTTCGGGATGTTAATTCCGAATTCAGCTCCACCAAGGAATGAAGGCAGCTTGATATGAATTTTATCTAACAGACCAATTGCGCCGTTGATGAGGTCAATAATGCCGTTGACTTCCATCTTGAAGCCGTCAACAATAAAACCAAACACCTTGGAAATAGCGTCACCAACAACTTTGACTATGTTCCACAGATCCTTGAACACGTTGATGACAATAATAATTGCATCTTTTACGGCGCCGACAGCAATAACAGTTGCTTTCCAGGCAGCCAGTAAAACAACGCCAAGAACGGGGGCCAAAACCGTAACAATAAAGTCTCCCAAAGCTTTCAGGATTGGAAATACTGCAGCAAAGACCTCTTTAATGTCTCCCCATATTTTGCCTAAATCTTTACCAAGACTACTGAAAATTCCCATAGAAGTTCCAGTTTTCTCAAAATGCTGACCCATCTGAATAATCCAGCCAACAACTTCTTGAATAAACGGAACCAGCTTACCAACGACATTGCCAATAGCTTCAAACGCCGGGCGTAAAAGAGTAGTCAAAATTGGCACGATTTTTGCAAAGCCTGACGCTAACGCAGTCAGCGCTGGATAGAGATACTGACCAAGCTGAACCTGAAGACCAGACATGGCGGCGGTGAATTCACGGTGAGCCATGATATTTGCCTGAACAGCTTTGAGGTTATTTGCTGTGAGGACAAGGCCGTATTTCTGGGCTTCTTGCTCAAGTTCAAGCAAACCCTGGCGTCCCTTGTTGAGGAACGGAAGCATCTGAAGTCCGGATCGTCCGAACAGGTTGACAGCCTCGGCGGTCTTCTGCACGCCGTTAGGCATCTTGGAAAACTTGTCTGCGGTCTCGAGCAGAAGTTCGTTCATGCTCTTGATATGACCAGAGGAGTCGCGGGTGCTGATTCCAAGATCGGTAATTGGCTTCTTGTTTGCAAGAACTACCTGCGAGAACTTCTTCAGGGTCATCTGAGCCTGATCCGCGGATAGACCAGTCTCCTCGAAGGCAAAACGAAGCTTAGAAGCATCCTCAGCAGTTCCACCCGTGACGCGCTGGATCTGGAGAACCTGACCGCCGACCTCTTGGAAAGCGTTGATAGACTCTTTTGCGAAATTCTCAACCTGAGAAACAGCGCTCGTGAGGATATTGCCCGAGAACACGCCTGCGGCAATGTTCTTAATCTTAGAAAACGCTCCGCCGGTATTCTCAGCCTCTTTACCGATCTTCTTTAGCGTTGCCGATGCGGATTTGTCATAACCGTAGACATTTACACCAAGATCTGTACTGGGCATTATGTCTCCTAGTCTTCGCTGTTATTGGCTTTTGCCGCTGCTATTAAATCGTTGATAAGTGCCAGTTCTATGTCCCAGACATTAAACGGAGTAATTCCTGGGTAGAAATGACAGAGTAAAGCTATGTGCTTACGGATATGACCTTGGGTACCGCCGCGGATCAGACCGCGACTGATTACTCTTTTGGGTCGGTAACTCCTGCGGTGATTTCGTCAATGGAGTACGTATTCAGAACGTCATCTACCGAAACAATCTTGCCCGCACGGGTCATGCAGATCCAGGCAAGCGCGTAGAGCGCCTTCACCTTGGAATATGCTGGATTTGGATAGAGCTTTTCGCCCTCGGACAGGGTTGACAGAAGTGTCAAACCATCAAGGCCAAAAGCCTCTTCAATGGTAATAATCTCGCGACCTGTTGGGCCTTGAGTATTGTTCTCGCTCGGAAGATCGAACGATTCACCGCGGATAATGAGTGGCATAGTTTCCCCTGTTCTATTTGATAAGACCCGTTTCTGACATTGCGTCAAGAAACGATTTTGCTACTTCTTCCTGAATCTTTGGTCGATACGGCAACGCTGTGCGCAACATAAATGGGCGAGGTGACTGCTCTACCCAGCTGCCTTTATATGTTCCATTTGTGGCACCACGATCCGCAAAGACCGGGTGACGCCACGCCTTGCGGGACAATCCTTCCATATAGCGCGGAAGTTTCTTGTATTTACCGGTCTTGTTTGCGAAGGTGGTGCCAGAAATGTGGATACGAATACTGAAACCCCGTTTAGAATTCGTAGCGTTAACCTTTGTCTGAACTGCAGCAGCAATGCCAGAGCGGAACCCCAGCTCTTCTTCTCCGCGCTGCGCCTTAACTGCTGGTGATCCCGATTTTGACGGGATATTTAATGCTGCCTGCTTAACATCATTAGCAATGGGTTTGGCAATGGCGGTCAAACGCCGGCGCAGTTGTTTCTGTGCACTGACGTCAATCGTCTTCACGGCCTTGTAGAACTTCACAAGATCGGGAGAGTCGATATTGACCTCCATTGCCGCCATACTAGAGGGAGCTGTCGCTTGTCTGGTAGATGATGGTCAGAGGTTGGTCTGATCCGTTGTCGTACGCAGTGAAGGTCATCGCGACGTCAATAACGCCTGGACCTGGAACCTTTGGCGTGTCAGCATCAAACTTCACAGCAGAAACTGTGATGCTGAGGCTTTGCTTGTAGGTACTAGCAATTGTTGCGCCGGTGAAGGTGAGGTTCAATGCAGCTGAAGCATCGGTGAGATACTTATTCAGCAATGTCAGATCCGTAAATTCAGCGGTAAGCTTACCGGTGATCTTGCGGAAACCGTTGACAATTTGCTCAGCCTTAGCACCAGAAGCACCGAGGTTGTAACGGTCATTCTTGATGACGTTATCTACGCTAAGAGTGAAGTCCTTAACGTTAGCAACTGACGTTCCGTCAACGGTGATTGCACCTTGTGCGAAGTGGAAGATAGATCCGTTGAGAGGATATGACGCGGTAGCCAAAGCGGTCGAGGTTGAGAAACCGGCGCCGTCAACGCTGAACTTACCGGTAGCAAGTCCGCCAGCGGTAACTTCGAGCTCCCATGAGGAGATCTTTGCACCGGTGATGGTCTTAGGTACTACAGTTCCTGTGTACTCTGGAACGCCAACCTGAACAGTTGCTGAGCGACCGTAGATGTCACCAAGGGTAAATGTGTAGCTATAAACACCGGTTGACACTGTTGTTGGTGAAGGAGCAGTTCCTGTAGCCAAAGCCAAAAGCTGACCAAGACCGTTGGTAGGAAGATCGAGCATAATTTCGCCGGTTGCATCGAATGTTGTAACAACACGACGCTGTGAGCGTGGAAGCAAGCCACCAGCACGAAGACCTAGACCTTCGACTGTTTTCTTGTTGTAGTTGATGCCTTCTGACGTGAACTCGTAGAAACGAGACACGGTGACGGCGGTGTTAAAAGTCGTCTCGAATGCGATTCCCAGTTGGGAACCAATTCCGGCGCCGATTGCCATGTTATCTCCTAGTTAGCTGGAGCAGCAGGTGCTGCTGGGGTTTCAGGGGTTGGGGTTGATGCTGGTGTTACTGCTGATGCTGCCGCTTGATCCGCTGGAGCCCAGTTCGATGTTTGCTCCAACAAGGAAGCTGCAACTGCTGCATCTGCAACATCGAAAGTTGTATTTGCCGGGACGGACAGACCCAAGGAGGGAATGTACAAGTCGCCCAGAGGTGAGATGTTCTTGATTTTTGCCATGATTTCTCCTTAGATTCGTGCTCGGTAAAGAATAGTGAAGTCGATTACTACCGCTGATCCGGCGTTGGTCTGCATCTGGCGAATTCTGTGGCTGTCAAGGCCCGAGTACAGAACAGCGCCGCTGAAACTAGGATCAGAACGGATGATGGTGTCCACTGCAGACAAGAGGGTCTGGGCATTTGCCCGATTTGTGCTCATGTTGGTATCACCGCTCTGGGCTACCAGCATGCAATTCAGGGTACCGTCTTCGAACATCTTGTAGTTACCGACGAGTTCCCAGTTGTTCTTCGACTCTGAGGCGATAACGTCGCCGGTCTCATTTCCATCATGTCCGACCGCAATATAGCTGCCAGGATATGAGTCAATGTTAATGTCAGGGCCGTCGTAAATCTGAATGCCCGCTAGAAGCGATGAGGACTTGAAAGCCGCCAGCACGTTGGTGATGAGGTTTTCAATTGCCGAAACTGTTGCCACTAGAGGATACCTGGCAGGCTAATAGGATCAAGAAGTTCCATGACACGGCGTGGCATAGAGAAGGTTGACGCTGAGTAGAAGTCATCGCCGTTCTGGTTGCGGCTAATAACGTTCATAGATCCGCGCTGGGTCTGCCAGAGGTGACGAACAAGTTCCAGGACGCCTTGCTTGGCTTGAGGATGAGGATTGACATAACCAGCGACATAGGACACGGTGATATTGCGTGCGCCGGGTGCCCAGATACCGAAGAAGTTGGGCTCGTTGAGCGAACCGGAGGTTACGCGATCCAAGCGCTGACCCGTGTAGTCCAGGGCGTAATCTGTTGATCCTAAAGTGATGCCGTTCTCGACTACGCTGAGAATCGTGATAGCACGTGGGTGAAGAAGGCGGAGAGTCTGCTGGTTGCCGTCGTAGACTTCATTAGTGAAGGTCTGGCGGCCAAGGATTGTTCCGGTGTAGTTCTGCGCCATTTCAGTCGCAGCATCCAAGAACCGATACAGCTCAAGGTCGTTTGTGGTAACGCTTTGAGAAATGTTGAGATGATCCTTGACTTCGTCCATTGACACAATAGACAGAGAATTAGAATCGCGGACGGTAAATTCATCAGCATAAGAGCTAGCATTGGTTCCGGTAGCAACCCAGAAAACAATGTGCCGTCCTGCTTGTGTAGGGACGTAGGTTGAGTCGTATAGACCAGTCGCGGAGTTGGTAACGCTGGGAGTTACCGTAGATCCGTCCGGAAGGGTAATAGTCAAAGTGACTGAGGTCGCGTTAGCGTTAGCTCCGTTGGCATCGGTGATTGTTACGCCGATGGGTACTTGGCTTCCAAGGAAATAGGTCGTCGCCATGTTATCTGCCCTTCATTTGTGGAGCGGAACTAACATGTTGCGCCATGTTGCCGCGGAAAGAGGTGTAGTTATAGCTGAACGCATGCTGATTATAGCTTACGCCAGCCTGATTGTAAGAATAGTGAGAAACATTGCTAGCAGTAGAAACACGCGACAGCATACTTGGCGCTTTGGCCTGATGCGGTTGCATCGTGCTAGTCGTCATTCAGTGCTCCTTCGTAATGCGTGAGATTTTCTATGAGGCGAGAATCACTGGGCGCAAGATTGGCGGCGAGTTTGCCGTGATGTAGCGCTTCAGCGTATTTCCCACTGTAAAAGTATGCAACCGCCAGGAGATCGTGGGGTAACCATGACCATGCGTCAGGTTCGCAGAGATACTCGAGGGGTTGTTCTGTGATGTCCAGGGCAGACTCGGCAAAAGCAATGGACATCGTCCACTTCTTGATCCGCTGGTAATGCTCAGCTAAATCCAGGCGTGCTTCCCGTGATCCTGGAGACTCAGCCACCGCCTTGAGTAACCATGACTCTCGATTCTGCGGCTCAAGCTTTGCCAAGTAACGCATAGAAGCAGCTCTCTCTGGTGCCCAGACGGCTCTAGGGAGCGCAAGATGTCGCTTGAATTGCTCTGCGGCCTCATCATTCATCTGGTGAAAGAAAAGCTCACGAGCATAATAGAAACAGTTGCGGTCGTCGTCCGGATCCTCGTCGATAGCTAGCTTGAGGAGCGGAAAGTACTGACCGCGAGATTTTGTGTTGTCTGGATGGTGGTGAATCTCGACATTTGTCCAAGAGATTATCTCAGTGATTCCCCGAGGAGTCAGGGTTTCATGAACCGGGTGTTTCCAGAAATAGCCCAGGCGAGAATGAATCTTATCACCGCCGTAGACCAGACCTTCAAATCCATCGTCCTTCCAGGACCAGACGTATTTATACCGGGGACGGGTGACTTCAGGATCAAGGTTGTCCAGGGTCTGTCTCCAGCCGGGAATAAGGACTTCGTCCATATCCAGAGCAATACAGAGATCGAAATCCTCTGGGACAACGTCCAGGGACTGATTTCGAGCCGTATCGAACCGCCAGGGTGAGACCTTGGTCTCGTAGACCTGAATGCCTAAGGATCTGGCGAGCTCAACCGTGTTATCGGTCGATCCAGTATCCATTATGACCAGCAGGTCAGCCTCTTTCGCCGACTCGTACCATGTCCTGACGAATTGCTCCTCGTTCAGGGCAATGGTGTAGACCGCAATCTTCAATGTTAGCCCCCTGATATTTATTAGCTAAAAAGTGCTGCGATTTGCTCGCCGGTAAGACCCAGTGACTGGAGCTTAGCCTGAGCGGCCAATTTAGCGTCAGCTTTGGCCTGATCCGCTGCGGCTCTAGCCTCGGCGTCAGCCTGAGCTTGAGCTGCCTGCTGATCTCTTTCGGCAATTTCTGCTGCTGTCAGCGGGATCTCTGTGACCTCACCTGTAGCGCAGTTGACTTCAATTCGTGTGTCAGCCATTTGTTACTTCTTTCCATGAGGTAGTTGGTTCATCCCAAGAATACATTTTGCCATCGGCAGGATAAGCGACAGGCGCTTGCCATTGGTACTTATCGTCTAGCTTCCATGATCCGAAAGGCTGAGGGGCGTAAAAGACATCGTGGGTTGGATCATAAGTGTAAGAGATACCGGCATAGTTAGCCCGAATCGAACCATCCATCGCAGTCTCTACCCACTTGCCGCCGAGAGAATCTACAAACGATTGTCCAGCGACTATTACCTGTGTGACGATGTTGTTGTCGTCAACTTGTGCAAAGTATTGTGTCATTCCTTCTCCTTAGTACGCATATCGAACAATAACTAGACCAGAACCGCCAGCGCCAGAAACAAAACCGCCCGTATCGTTCGAATCTCTTGTTCCGCCACCACCCGAACCTGTATTTGCAACGCCCGAACCAGCAGGTGAAGCTGTTCCTATTGTTCCGGCACCGCCACCGCCTGCTCCACCAGAGCCAGCCGTAGTGTTAGCGGAACCGCCGCCTCCACCTGCAAGATAGCCGCTAACTCCCAAGCCGAGAACAGTTAACGCATTAGATAATGTTCCACCAGACCATGAAATAGTATTTACACCAGCTCCACCAGAACCAGCAACTCCTGCGCTAACAACTGAACCACCAACTGCGCCAGCTCCACCACCACCGCCAGAAGCAACGCCACTACCAAATATACCTACTCCACCATTGTTCCCTTGTAGAGAGGTTCCTGTTCCCGGCGCGCTATCATAACTGCCGCCTCCACCAGAGCCTCCTGATTTACCTACAATTCCTGTGTATGCTCCACCGCCACCGCCACCATAAACAGTTCCACTAATAGAACCGAATGATGAATTACCGCCGTTATTACCAGCAACACCTGTTCCAGCAGAATCAACGGCGGCAGCTCCTCCTGCACCAATAATTACAGTTTGCGCAGTATTGGCATTTAACGCTTGAGACGATAAAGCAAGTAAACCTCCCGCGCCTCCACCAGCACCAATTCGTACGCCACCCGAACCACCACCTGCAACGACTAGCACATCACACGATAGCGCCGTCTGTGGGGTGAATGATCCAGAGGACAAGAAGGCGTGGTACCAGTAAGTGCCGTCTGTCTGGATAATGTCTCCACCGATAGCCTTTGGAGCTTTAGTAGGAGTAGTGCCTACTGCGGCTAGGGCATAGAGAGAGAAGGTGGAGTATTGCTGAAATATGCTTGAGTTTAATCCCGTGATTGTTACTTTGTTAATGGCGGGATTGCCTGTGTATGACCATAGACCAGCATACAAACCAGCTTTAGATGAAGTAGCGTTGTTTTCCGTCACCGAGTCAATCGAAATAGATTTGGCGTTGCTTGATGTGTAGTTCGGAATATAAATTTCGCTATTGCTAAAGGTGTAGTTAGGTGTTGCGCTAGAAGCTAAGTCATCATAAATAACCGTATCGGAAAATGATGCAGCAGATGAACCGTTGCCATACAGAGCCTTAATGGTGTAACCAGAGCTAATGCCATTGAAAGTAATCTGCGAGTCATACCAGCCTTGGCTACCACTAGAGTTATTAGCGCGGATGCTTGTCTTAATCAGCAAATCCGTATAACCAGTCTGAGGTATGTTGTTGAAGGTGACGCTAGATGCGCCAGCCAATCCTACGGTGATTCGTTCTAACAAAACATAATTAGCCATTGTCGCCTCCTACTT